TATTGTACCCTATACCCACTGTTAATGTCAAGCACTTTCTTCAATAGATCCATCTGACCTTCCCCGAAGTATTGGAACGCATTGGTATCTTTTGGGAAGCATGCCCCACCAAATCCACGGCGACCATCCGGTCCAGGCACTTGCGTATGACTATTACCGATTCGGTCATCTAGCTTCACTGCACCAACGATCCTATCGAAATCACAATTGTGCTTATCCGTAAGATCTTTCAGTTGATTGAAGAAAGTAACTTTAGTTGATAGATATGTGTTGATTGTGTACTTAACGAACGACGCTTCTGCTGGTGTTACGAATACATTGACAGGATCAGACATCTTGCTGTAGTCGTTGTAGAATGCAGCAACCATTGAGCACGCTTGGTTGGTGCCCCCAAAGACATTGAACTTAGCGTTCTGAAAATCCTCGTTAGCGTTAGCCTCCGTAAGAAATTCTGGGTTATACACAAACCTCGATGGGCATAGGGTTGCTAACGAATCTACAATGTCAGGGGTTACCGTTGATTTCAACACTACCATACACTCGGTATTATCAATCAATTTACGTGTAACATCTAAAACGATAGAGTCGTCGATGCGACCATTATCCGACATGGGTGTAGGTACGCATACGAAAGCGATATCTAGAGGCCTTGTATATAAATCCTCTACACTGGTATTGAGTTTGGGGTCGATAGCCACCAAATCTACACTGTCTGTGTCAAAGCCGCAGTACACAGCTTTACCGACAAAGCCATATCCTACAACCGCCATATTTATTTTAGTCAAACTTATACTCCATGATACTGCTTATACCACTGATAGAAATTGGCAATTCCAACATCAACNTCAGTCTTGGGTTGGTAGCCCAACCCCTCTAACTTACTTGTGTTTGCCCAAGTCTCCAACGTATCCGCTGGGTGCTTCGGGGCAAGGTCTTTGATCGCTTGCTTTCCTGTGTTATTTTCAATCTCTTCAATAAACTGCATAAGCTGCACTTGTTTACCGCGACCTATATTGAAGATCTCGTTATTCTCAATTACATCACCGTTATCTAGAACTACCTCGATCCCATCGAGGATGTCATCGATGTATGTAAAGTCTCTCTTCATATCCCCGTAATTATACACGGTAATAGGTTCTCCGGCTAGGATTTTCTTAGTAAAATCAAACAAAGCCATATCAGGTCGACCCCATGGACCGTATACGGTAAAGAACCGCAACCCTGTATTATTGAGACCGGATGACTGAAACTGACATTCGTTAGCCCACTTAGTGTACCCATACGCATTGAGTTGTTTGCCAGTCTCTTTACCTTCCGTCCATGGAATAGCAGACCCCGCATACACGCATGATGTTGAGGCGTAAATGATTCTTACATCAGGTACGGTGCGCTTACATTCATCAATCAGATTCTGAGTGGCATCGATGTTGTTTCGATGATAAGACTTTTCGTTACCCATAGAATCCCGTACACCCGCCATAGCTCCTAGGTGTAGGATCGTATCAGGCTTGACCGTCTCTATGACCTCACCCAGCTTAGGCTGATCACACAGGTCGCAGTCTAGCACGGTAATACCAAAGTGCTCTACACGGGCTCGTTTGAGTTTAGGGTCGTATAGGTGGCTGTTGAAGTTATCAATGCCGGTTACATTGTAACCGTGGTCTTGTAAGCGCTTCGTTAGCTGGGAGCCAATAAAACCTGCTGCTCCTGTGACTAGTACGTTTTTCATAATTATCTAACCATTTTCGTAAATATATTTAAGGGCGGATTGTGCCTCGACATGCATTGGTCGCGACTCATACCAATTGCCATTTTCTCTATCGAATTGCCGGCACAATTGTTCGATCTGACTTTCCGTTATAGGGTATTGCCTACTGTATGCATTACCTGCTATAGCTACCATAATGTGATACATCTTGGCATACCAACCGCTATCGCTTATAGACATATATTCAACAGCAAGCCGTTTAGGCCAGAATGGACAGTCTCTATAGCCTGTCCATGTAATGTTTGTGTTATTTAGTTGAGACTTACGGTGCTCNATTACGGCGTCCCTCATATGAGGAGAAAGCTGATCGAGGAATGAATTTCGCGACTTTTCTTTGTAGGGGAACTTAGCTATAAGCTCACTAGTATTGACAGCAACACCATCATTACAAAAGAAAAAATCGTAAGCGTTCGGGTAGCGAGCAGGAACATAATACATTCGCGCCATATCCTTGGTTTGAGGATCCCCGAGCTCTTCAACCCATCTATTGATTGCAAACCACAACGGCTTAATTCTCTCTCGCTCGATTGCTTCATCCAGTTCAAATACCAGACGAAACTTGAGATGATCCTCACGGCTAGAAGCTGTAGAATACACCAAATAATTATACTGACCAAAGCGAGCATGTAGGGCCTCCTTCAACGTTTCTACGGAATCACCAAGATTGTGGTCATCCACATCAATAGCACACCAACCGCCCCAACGCAAAGTAGAAACATTACTACGCGTTGCACCGTCTTGGAAAATAGCAGGAGTAATAAGAGGAGAAGAGTTAGGTCCACCTTTGTATCCTTGTAGTTTACTTAGGCCACGCAACAATTCTACGAATTTGTCCCACGTAGGTACCACGACTCGCCTATGAGTCTTGTTGTCGTATTGGCTCTTAAAAATGGTTAATTCAAACATAGCACATCATTATATAACCTCAATCACATACAACTAGTATAGCATAAAGGGGGGTTGAAGTCAAGATTTTTTAACAGAGAATGGATTAATAAGTTCCCTTGGATCTCCACCTCTGTTAAAGTATGGTCCATTGGCATCAACGTAATGACAGAACACCTGTACGTGCTGGTTACCTTGATACGGTTTACGTTGGTGGGGTATTTTCTCTCCCATGTAAACACAACCACTACCTTGGGNCAGCACCAGTTCTTCGTCTCCCATAATGATTGGCCAATCAGTACCATCATCCTTGAGCGTTACAGTAATGCTATATTCACATCTCGGACGATCAATGTGTTTCGGTAGGTCATGGCCGTTACGATATACACGGGAGTAAGAATACGTTGGTATGAGGGTTTTACCGGTCCACATTTCCATCTTGGGTAGCAAATAAAAGTTTAGGGAGTCTGTAGCAGAATATCCATATCTCGAATACGCCCCAGGACTTTGTGCATCTCGGAAGTTAATACTATTAGGATCATCAGCCTGTTCGCATAACAACAATGCTCCTGCCAACAATTCACAAGCATCTTTACTCAATACACCATCGACTTTTAAATATAAATTATCCAAAGAAGTCCTCTAAAGTAGCCTTAGGTTCAGCAGACCACCCAACAGCATCTAGGATCGACGTCAGTGGGTCAATAAATGCCTTGTCGAACATTTTATCATAATCCACATACTTATGCAGATTGAGCTCAGGCGGTAACACAGTAGGGTAAGTAACTACATTCTCGCCAATAGGATTAGGCATCTTGAGATATACGAACTTGATCTTCTCACCGTTCTTAATAGACTCATATTTCTTATTTAGACCGGCAGCTTTGAGAGCCGCATTAAAAGTCAGTGCCCCACGTACGTGTATAGGAGTACCTTTCTTGTATACATTATCTCGATCAGACCACTTGTCTATATCGCTAACACCACGAGGGAACGATACGTCCTCTGGTGGTAGTGTACGGAAACTGTTACGGAATTTTAGAATAAAGTCTTGTGTGTCCCTCTGATCCTTGTCGATAATGATTCGGAATGACTCTTTAAACATATCACGCACAATCTGAGGGGTGCTAGACTTGATTGCCTCGATACCCATGATCTTGAGCTTAGGCTCAGGATACTGAACGCCCTCATTGTTATGTACGTTCAGGATATATCTCTTCTTAGCTACCCAGATACCCTTATCAGCAATAACTTCTCTACCCATCTCCATACGAGGCTCGAACGCATTGGTTACGCGAGCTAGCTCGTCATAAGCCGGCTGGATCACTTTTGGTTCGAAATGCTCAGCGCAAATCTTGTCCAAGAACTTAACTGGATCTTTTGGACTAAATTTATCAACGAGATCGTTCATGTTAATGTACAGCGAATCGGTATCGATAGCGATGACGTAATCTTTATCGCCCGTACCAAGTAGCTTATTCATCTCGAGGTTGACGGCGCGTTCTGCCCACTTAATGGACATACGACCACCCGCAGTAATAGATTCAGCAACCCTCTGGTCAAAATATCTGAAGTACTGATTGCCCAACGCCCCATATAATGAGTTCATAAGAATCTTAATTGCCATCTGCTGATTATCAAGCTGTACAATTTTCTTCTGAAGCATCTCGTTTTTAGTATCTTGATATTGCTGATCTACTTTAAGCATCTCCTTCTTGACGACTCGACGCTCAGCATACAATTGAGAGATGATGCTAGGAATAACACCTTGCTTATCGTTCCGGAACTTAATACCCGTGGGAGCTACGGTATAATCGCTACCACTGTAATCGCTCGACCCATCTAAGTAACTTTCAATGGACGCCGGTAGAATTCCATCTAGCACCGTTTCCGGACTCATGTTATACTGGATAATAATGTTAGGGTATAGGGAGTTTAAGTCAAACGAAGTAACCCACTTATGAGCTCCGACGACAGGATCTTTAACATACCCACCCGCATATTGAGTACGACCTTTAGTTTGCTTAGGGGGGCAGGCTATATTCTGCTGCTGCAGTACGCGATAGATGAACGAATCCCATATAGAAGTAGTACCGAACGAATCGCCGTAATTAACACCACCCTTATACGCAATAGTCATAGCTAATTGCATCAATCCAGTTTTGTCGATCATTTGCTGGACCAACTCCACGTCTTTGATATTGTAGTCGATGAACTTCTGGTGGTCTTCTCTATACAGAGTATACAGGTTACCGTGCTCAGAATAATCGAGCTTCTTCTCACCAAGAACTACGCTAGCAACATGATCCAATCTATACGATTCAAGTTGTCCATATGAGTAACCAAACTTCTTGAATACGTCTAGGAAATCCATTTGTTGAACGCCTAGAATCTCGTAGAAGTTGTGCTTCTTGTTCATAATGCTAACAGACCGAGCACTAACTCTATTCCACGGAGAGAACCGATTTACCGCCTTGTCGCCCATTAATTTGCGGGTACGGTTGATCAGGTATGGAATATCAAACATCTTAGTGTTCCATCCTGTAATAACGTCGGGTGTATTAGCCTCATAGTATTCAATGAAACGGCTGAGCAAGTTGAGCTCATCACTACATCGAGTATACACTACGTCTTCACGCTCGGTTTTATAGTCCCCAAGTCCCCACACCACATACTGACCTTTCTTGTCAGTCAATGCTATAGAGATCACTGGGTAGTTGGCGTGGTCTGGTTCTGGAAATCCGTCATCAGACTGAACCTCAATATCGATATTGGTGATGTTGATTAGAGAGTAGTCAAACTCAATATCTTTAGGAAACTTATGAGTGATGTACTGGAACACGAAGTTGTTCATCCCATGAACTTCTACGTTGTCTACATTCTCATATCGCTTGAGGAAGTCTGAGGCCTCAGCCATCTCCTCGAATACAACAGATTTGATGTTGCGACCATCCAAGGTCTTCCATTGACTGTCCTGTGGTGTTTGTAGGAACAGAGTAGGCATAAACCTCTCTTTACGAGCGACTGGTTTGCCGTGTTCGTATCCGCGATACAATATATTGTTACCAAAACGTTCAACCGACGTATAAAACTTCATTCAACTCTCCCTAAAATCAACAGACATTATAACATAACATACGACGAAAGTAAACAGTTTTATTAGTTAATCTATCACCTTGAAAAACTTATGACGAGTCCAGGGTTCGTTTATATGCGAGTCTTTGTAGCTATGGTGATGTTGAGTTACAGCTAATCGTTTCGAGATCACTTGAGTTGTTGGGGTTGGTATACCATCTTTATTATGGTCACTTCCATTGAAGTACTTTCCGCAGTCNCGGCCAATGCCTACAGTATCGCAGCTGCCCCACGGATGGATTAGAGTATCTTTGATACCAAAGAAGTCATGATTCACGAGATGGTGGGTAGTGAATGTGCGGAATAGTCGTTGAAGGGTACAGTAAGGACCACAGTTGATTGGGAACTTCGTTGCAGTTAGCATATGATACGCCCACCGAGCAAATCGCGGATCTATTGTGTACATTCCCATAAACAATCCGATATTGCTGTACAATCGACCTTCGCTATACTCAGATAACATCTTGAACGCCTCGAACCTCTCAGGGATCAAGAAGGTGTCGTGTTCCATTATCCAAAACTTTTCCTGCTGTTCGCCCTGGATACGCATAAGCTCCCAGTGGGAACAAAACCCAGCCTTTTCCGTAGGGGAGTGATCGTCTAATCCTTTGACCCTATCGACCCGCATTAAACTCTTCTTCCAGTTATACAGATCGACGTGAGACTGAAAGTCTGGACTATCTGGAGTGATGGCATCAAAGGTTTCTATCGAATCGATATACCCCTCGTCAATAGCGCGCTTGAACGAGTTGCGAGATATTTCAGCGTATTCCTCTGAGCGCTCGTCACCCTTTATTACTATCTGGTATGCTTTCATTTCGGTTTACTCATAAATATAGACTATAAAACGTATAAAAAAAGGGGAATTGCTTCCCCTCTGGTATATATTATAGCATTGATATGCAATAGAACATGGTTGTAAACGTAGAGCAGAATAGTACGGCATGACCGAACCGTTCCAGCTTACTACTTACTACTACTAACCTTGGGTTCATTTGATTTCTCCTCAGAATTAATGGTAATTTTCCGAGGCAGCTTACTATCTGGGACAACTACTTCCAACGTTACGGACAGTAATCCATCTTTGAATTGTGCTCCTGTTACTTCAACATACTCGGACAGACGGAATTGTCTCTCGAACTTCTTTGTCGATACACCCTTATGAATGTATTCGCGACCACGATCTTCGTGCTTACCAACAATGGTAAGCGTACGCTGTCGTACTTGTACATCCAGCTCAGATTGCGAATATCCAGCCACAGCTAATTCGATTAGGTACTTATTCTCGTCCATCTTGAGAATATTGTGTGGTGGAAAGTTATCGCCCGAGTGGCGTGAGATCCGGTCAAGCTCATCAATCATGGTATCGAAACCTACGAAAGCTGAACGGGGGAACAATTGTTTTGCTGTAAGTGTCATGTTACATTCTCCTATTTTACTAGCAAGATTAAAGTGCGGATACCCGACCATCGGCATATCCGCGGCTATTTATACTAAAAGTATAAAATTTTTAAAAGTATGTTGCAGGATCTGGATCACCCTCTATACCGAAAGAGAATGACAATCGCGATATACGCGGAAGGATCTGATGGTGAGTTCCTCTAGGCAAGTATACAAACATTCCGGGCTCAAAGTCAATCTCTTCTTCATTATTAATTCCCTCAACCTTAATACCTATTGTACTGATGACCTGCACAAGAAATACATCCATTGAGTCTTTGTGGCGCGGATAACTGTCTGACTGTAAACCGAATCCAGAGAACGCGATGTTGGTGATACTGTTCTTATCACCATGTAAGGCAAATACGTCTTTAAGCTCAGCAACAATGTTTCTAGCAAAATCCGGAGCACTTGGTCTGCCGTGAAAATTGTTTAGTCCAATACGCATTTTAGTTGTATTCATATCATGGAGCTCAGCTGGGTGAGTATCCATCATATGAATATAGCGGTTCCAATCATAGGCATCTTCCATCTTGAATGGCAAGCGGCCTATGAATGGAGTTTTCGTGCGAATTAATTCTTCTTTATCGTCAAATATTCCATAATGTGTAGACATTATATAAGGTTCCTTCAATTAATTGTTACCTATATTATACTTTGGCTGGAGAACCCAAGCCGACTTATCCTTAAACGAAATAATCTTTATTGTGCGCATCGGGGCGCAATTTTTAGCTACTTCTTTGTTCACTATCCCAACCAATCCCCAGTCGGATAACAGAGTAGCGATTGTGTTGCGACGCTCCACATCCGATTCCTCAAGATTAGACTTCTTACCATCAAGCAAGAACAATTCTTTAAAGTGTACTATGAAGTATCTTCCCTGCTTATGGAGTATGTGACAGGATTGGAATAGGGTGTTATCCCGTCGCGACGCTACACCAATCCGCGTGAGTGTTTCCCGAACTTTAAGAAAATCGTCCGGCTCCGATAATGTTATTTCTAACATCATTTCAGGATTCCATTGAACTAAGTTATTTTCTTCCACCTATTGATACCTTATGTAGTATAGACGTTATTTGATCATCCGTGAGTAAATCCGCTACTTGGCGCGCCTTCTCNTCGCTATAACCATAATAACTTTTAATTATATTAATGTTATTTATACCCGCAGATTTGTCCCACTTAGAAAACCTCTTACGCTTACGAACTATATTTAAGAGAAAGTTATACTGCATATCATCATCTAACTGATGATATTTGTTCATTTCGTTGGCAAAATATATAGTGTCTGGAAAGTATGATAAAGATCTATTCACGACAAATGCGTTATAGTATTTAGCGTTTTCCGGGTCTTGACTTATAATATTAACCTTAGTGTCATTTATACTCTTAATAAACTCGAAGGGGGAGAGATTAGAAGATGTCTTGTTGCTTGCACCAGCCATTTTTATAATCCTTTTCATAGAGTTTCTTGACGCGCAATTGCTGGATGCGTGTCAACCCATCATTATACAGTTTAAATTTAGATTCGTTCTTTCTAGTATTTAGCTGTTCTTCAGTCAAGTTGAGCTCACATGCTTCATCCAAAAAAGCTATTAATCTATCCAACTCATCTATATGAACAACCATATCATAATCACGAGGATTACCCATGTACCACGACTGGGTATAGAAGTGATTATTTCTAAGAGATCCAACCTCTATCTCAGATAGTACGGCTTCTATATTTTCGGCTATATGAGGTAGATCGTGTGGCCTACCCAGCTTAATATGATCAGCGCGCTCCCTCACAATATACTCACATGCCGACTTAAAGCGATCCAACGGATCCCGTCTAACAGCAATACGATAGCTATTCTTTCTAAACGGAAGGTTGAATTGATCAGCCATCTCCGTTACGCGTCTATATCGATAAGTTCTACCAACGTAGTCGTCATGCCCCTTATGTATACGAAATATCTCTTTAAGAGAACTCATACCGTTTTTAGGACACAACCGCACATCTATGTTGTTAGGGAAGTATAACACGTTATCATAAGGAGACATCTCATATTTCGTTATATCGATTGAGGGCATTTTTTATTTTATCTCTACGTTCGCCATGATTTCAGTCATGCACGCTACCAAATTAAGTTCGTGATCGGCCACGAACGCATCTTTGTATTGATAATCGGCTAAGATTAGCACCAACTGAGGAATGCTACCTGGAACGACATAATCTAACATATTGTCGTAAATTCCACGGAAAATAGCTGCTGGCTCAATATCAATGTTATTTACCACCCATCCGCGCATTTTCTTGAAGTTCTTTTCCTTAATAGACAAAAAAAGATCGGGGAAGGCTGTGGACACATTTGATGTAACGGTGGTATTGAGCGTACCAGAAATACTGCCGCGTTGACATTCGTTGAGCACACGACGCCAATCTGGTGCATGCTTCATGATGATATTAGCTACGGTCGTGTCTTCGTACGACACACCCTCCTCAGACAGTATGTCTTTGAGACGCTTCATAAACTGACCGCATAGCTGAGCCATCGTCTTCTTATCGAAGTTAAACTCGTAGGCACTACAACGTGAGTGTAGAGGTTCTATGATTTTATTCTTAAAGTTACAGGTCATGATAAACCGGCAATTGTTACTGAACTCCTCGATGAAGTTACGCAGCGCCGGCTGAGTCGATTGTGGGTTGAGATAGTCGGCCTCGTCTAAGATCACTACTTTATACCCACCTTGCAGTGAAACGCTTGAGGCAAACTGCTTAATCTTACCCCGCAGAGTGTCGATGTTGCCATCAGCTGAGGCATTGATCACAATGTAATCTAATCCCAATTCTTCACATAGCGCTTTAGCTATTGTTGTTTTACCGGTACCAGCTGTACCCGAGAATATCATGTTGGGTAGCTCGCCACCAGCAACAATCTTTAGGAAGGTGTTTTTGAGTTCGGGAGGTAGGATAGTTTCGGAAACTTTTCCAGGACGGTACTTTTCGACCCACAAGAAGTCTTTGCTCATTGGTAATCCTCATAATAAAATAAATAGTTGTAGTAGCACAACTTCAGTAATTATACCGCGTTATGCGGTCAATGTCCAGCTTTTTTGTATACCCATCCAATAAGGGAGTATCGCCCTCCAGACTGTATGGGTTCAACCATGTGCTTGTATCCAGTCGAAAAAAACGTGCATACGCCAACACGCTTGGGTACAGGTATGGTGTCTACGTAAAGACTACCTCCCTCATAACCCGAGTTTAAGTTAACGCTGAAATTGTATACCCGCTCATTCTCGTATGGAGGATCATACTCAAACCAAGGTCGATCTCTGTGCCATCCAACCCCTTCCTCTGGTTGATAGTTAGAAATGAATATCTCCATTATGTGCGGTTCAAAGTTATCAATGCCTAGATCCGAACACACGGATTGATGCTCGTCGAACAGCATTGAAGATACTAATTGCCGCACACCTGAATCTTGTATCTGAAGAAGGCGCTGATAACGAGACTCATGACCCCAATCTAACCTAAAAGTGTCAGAGTAATTAACCTCATAAAATCGAAGTAACTCATCACACTCATGACTGGAGAAAAAGTCTCGTTGTGTAAACATTAGAGAGACTGCAGATAATTTATCACTGCCTGAGGACTGGTTTCACCGTATGGATCAGTGGTACAGTTATCCTCAATTCCTGGCTCAACGAAAAACTTCTCAACAACGAAATCGTCAACGATCATTGCATACCGCCACGATCTCTTACCAAAGCCGAGATTGCATTTGTCTACCAGCATATCCATACCCTTGGTAAATTCACCATTACCGTCAGGAATGAACTTGATAGCATCTAAAGCGTTTTGCTCAACCATCCACTTACGCATCGTGAAGGTATCGTTAACAGAGATAACATAGATCTCATCTATACCAAACGATTTGATAAGCTCGGCGTTCTCAACGAACCCCGGAACCTGCATTGTGGAGCACGTGGGGGTGAATGCTCCTGGGAGGGAAAAAATCAGCACACGTTTGTCTGTAAAGACGTCAACGGCTAGCAGTTCGTCCCACCGAAAAGGGTTGTCCCCTTCGATCGAATCATCTCTGACCCTAATGGGCCAGTTAGTTCTTGGTACTCTTTTACCAACTGTCATAATATAACCTTTATGTTTGGTGCCGGCAGAGAGAATTGAACTCCCGACCTGATGCTTACAAGGCAACTGCTCTACCTGCTGAGCTATACCGGCGATTTATTCTTAGACTTACGGTGTTCTATTATAGAAC